ACGCTGGGATGCAAACTTGGATGGCAAGTACAGGCTCTATTTGGGAGGATGGAACGACAACAATCCTGTTTATGAAGGCTACGAGAAAATCATAAGCGACCAAGGCAACAACCCGAACTACGGACGCATTCAGGCTGCTGACATCTACTCGTATGTCGGTGGCTACAACTTCGTGAACGTAACCCTTGCACCGCTCCGGGACACCAAGTTCAACAAACTGAAGTCCGAGTTGAAGGTGGTCGAGGCCGGGTGGATGAATAAGGCGATTATCGCATCCGAAACCATCCCCTACACCGACGTAATCAAGCACGGGGAGAACGGGTTCTTGGTTCCTTACAACAAGCCGAAAGATTGGTACAAGTACATCAAGCAGTTGATCCTTGACCCCGACTTACGCAAAGGCTTGGCTGACAACCTAACGGCCGACATTAAGAAGCGGTTCAACGTGGCTGAAACCGCCAAGAAACGAGCGGAGTTGTACAGGCAGATTGGGCGCAAATTGTGAAATTCGGAGGCATCGCACATTTACAAGCAGATGCTTTACCTGAACCCTGACACGACCAACACCCTGACGGTTACTTGGACCGAGCGAGCCAGCACGGGGAACCGCTACATCTTGCGACTCACGAGCATCGCCAAGAACACCACGACCGATTTCACCCTGCTGAAATCTGCCAATCTTTCCAACTACACCAACCGCTATGACCAATTTTCGATTGCCGTGGGGTCGCTTGAAACAGGCTCGTATAAGTATGAAGTTTACGATACCAATAGCACGGTTGCCGCTGCTTTGGCGGTCGTTGAAACGGGCTTGGCATTTATACAAACCGCAACGATAGGCTTCAATACCTACGCCAATACGATTACTTACAATGTTTACGATGCATCCGACGAGGGTGTCTTTGACCTAACCTTTGACTCAACTTTCGCATAATGAGCGTACAAACACGAAGCCAACTCCAAGCGAGCGCCTTAACCATCACCAACGAAACCGTTGCTCAGGCCAACACCGCATCCCGTGTAGGCGGTCTATTTGACGACCTTGCCGATACCGCAACGCTTGACAGGGAACGGGGCTTTGCGAACCTTTACATCGACACCGACACGGCCTTCACCCCGACGCAGGGACAACGGGTCAAGTTGACAAGTGCGATGAAATCGGGCGTTTTGTCAACCTACAATTTTTCAAGGACCACCACCGCCATCACCTACACCGGCACAACGGGTGCGACCCTTCGCATCGCTGCGTCTATGGTCTTGGCGCAGCAGGGCAACAACCACCAAATCAAAGTCTACATCGCCAAGAACGGCACAACGATTGACCAATCAATGACCGACATCACGACGAGCCACTCAGACGGCCATGCGGTTTATACGGAGGCTTACGTTACGGGTGCGGTCAACGACGAGTTCACGATCTACATCAACGCAATCGATAGCGGCGCAAGTATCGCAATTTCAGCCCTTTCATTCACAGTTCACACCCTATGAGCAAGTCAACGCAGCACTTCACCCAATGGCTTGGGATAGAGCATAAGGTCCCCGTGATGCTGGAGAACAGGTCCGGCAAGTACATCACCTACGGCTTTGCCAACGAATACCCTTATTACCTCCTTGACAACTATCGCAGGAGCAGCAAGCACAACGCTATTGTCAACGGCAAGGTGAACTACATCATGGGCGGAGGATGGCAGGCAGGGGATGACTTGACCGTGGAGCAACAAGCCCGGTTCATTAAGTTCTTCGACGGACTTTCCAGCACGGAGGATCTCAACGACATCACGGAGAAACTGGTCTTGGACTTGGAGTTATTCAACGGCTTTGCGGTTGCGGTTACTTGGTCCAAACTTGGGACCATCGCCAAGATGGAACACGTCCCGTTTGAGAAAATCAGGGTGGACAAGGAAGAAAAGATGTTCCAAGTCGCCGACTGGTACAACGATGATATGATGCAACTCTTCCCCAAAATAGGGGACATCGAAAAGATTCCTGCCTTCGACCCGGAGAATCGCCTCGGAAAGCAGTTGTTCTACTATCGGGTGTACGCAGCAGGCGTGAAGCACTATCCTCTCCCCGAATACATCGGAGGGAACGCTTGGATTGAGGCAGACGTGCAAGTGGCTAACTTCCACAACAACAACCTACGCAACAACTTTTGGGGCGGTTACTTGATTAATTTCAACAACGGCATCCCGACCCCCGAAGAACAGGGCGACATCGAGAGGCAGATTAAACGCAAGTTCAGCGGTACGGATAACGCCGGTCGCTTCGTTGTAACCTTCAACGATGATGCAGCCAAGGCCCCAACACTTGAACCGCTCACACCGTCCGACATGGACAAGCAGTTCGAGATACTGAACAAAGCCATCCAGCAAGAGATATTCATTGCCCACCGTGTAACCAACCCCATGCTATTCGGGGTGAAGACCGAGGGCCAATTGGGTGGACGCAACGAATTGGTCGAGGCTTACGAACTATTCAAGGCCACCTACGTCAACGACCGGGTCCGCAAAGTGGAGCGGATGATCAATTATTTGGGATCCTTTAATGGCGTTGAGGGTATGGAACTGATCCCCGTTGAGCCTATCACGGAGCGACTAAGCGAACAAGCCCTCTTGCAGATTATGACACAAGACGAACTGCGTGAGAAAGCAGGTCTGCAACCGCTTGAGAAACCTGCCGACGTGGTTGGACCTAATCCCCAACCCGATGAGCAACCGCAAGCCGTGGAAGCCTTGCAGAGCAACGACAACATCAAGAAACTATCAGGCCGTGAGTACCAAAACCTGATGCGTATTGTCAGGCAGTATATGCAGGAGAAAATCACGCTGGAAATGGCTCGGACGATGCTATCAGCCGGCTTCGGCCTATCTGCCCAAGAGATTGACACGATGCTGGGCGTTCAGTCCCAAGAGTTCAGCGAACCCGATGAGGATGAGGACTACGGATGGGGGGACGAAGAGTTCAAGGTCTTGGAAGTGGTTGCAAGTAAGTTTGGAAGCCATGCAGACGATTACCATGTGATGCACTCCAAGCCAATGCGGTTTGACTCCAACATAGACGAAAACATCCGCTTGGCCTTTGCCGAACTGGGCGAGGAAGAGAAAGAACTGGACAAGAAGATTGAGGCTTACCGCAAGAAGAACCGGGACGCAAGCGTTGAAGAAATGGCAAAGGAGTTCGGAGTGAGCAAGGCCAAGGTCGCCAAGCGAGTCGCTTACCTAATCACCAAGGACCGCTACCCAATCAGCCGGGCCGTGGACAAGATTGCCGAGCAGAACCTACCCAAGAACGTCAAGGAAGTTGCAGAGCCTGTACTTGAGGTCCGCTACAAATACGCATGGGCGACAGGGTTCAGCAACAAGGACAAAGGGTCAAGCCGTGAGTTCTGCAAAGTGATGCTGGACTTGGCAGGGCAAGGCAAGGTTTACACGAGGGAGGACATTGACGGGATTTCTGCAATCATGGGATATTCCGTATGGAATCGCAGAGGCGGTTGGTATCACACACCAAGCGGAGTGAACAGGCCACAATGTCGCCATGTATGGGAGCAGCAGTTGGTAATCCGTAAAGGCAATAAAATCACGAAGGCATGAAGGCACTATTCATAAGCGAAGAAACGCTGCTCGACAATAGCATCATCAACGAGAACGTATCCTACACCCAGATACGCCCAACGGTTGTCAAGGTGCAGGAGATGCGGATTCAGCCAATCGTTGGCTCTGCACTCTACGGGGAATTGGTTACGCAGGTCGTCAGCGGTTCAACGTCTGCCCTGAACCAAACGCTGCTGGAGGACTACATCCAGCCGGCTATGATTCAGTGGCTTTACTACGAGTTGCCAATGGTGTTGGCGTTCAAGTACATGAACAAGGGGATGGTCCGTAGAACGAGCGAGGAAAGTTCCCAAATGAGCATGGAAGAAATCACCCGGCTGACCGATAAGGTCAAGAACGATGCCGAGTGGTACTCCGAACGGATTACCCGATACCTAATGGAGAACCGCAACTCCTATCCCTTGTGGAACTCGCCTCCGTCTGCTTTGGATACCATCTACCCGAACGCAACCAACTACCGCACCGGGATGGTCTTGGACCGCAACCGAAGAATGGGAATCAGCAACTTGGACTACCCCTAC